GAAGCCGCTACAGGTAAAACATTTTTTGCCTTAGGCATATGTAAGAATTTTTTAGACATAAATCCAGACGCAGGAGTTATTTACTTTGAGTCAGAAAGTGCTATCTCAAAAGAGATGATTGAAAGTAGAGGAGTTGATTCTACTAGAATGGTAATTGTTCCTGTTGCTACAGTACAAGAATTTAGAAGTCAATCAATTAAAATTATAGACAAATATTTAGAACAACCAGAAGACAAAAGAAAACCATTAATGTTTGTATTAGATAGTTTAGGTATGTTATCGACTACAAAAGAAATGGAAGATACGGCTGCTGGTAAAGAAACAAGAGATATGACTAGATCACAAATAGTCAAATCAACATTTAGAGTTTTAACATTGAAACTTGGTAAGGCAAATATACCAATGATTATGACTAATCATACGTATGATGTTATTGGTTCAATGTTCCCTCAAAAAGAAATGGGTGGTGGTTCAGGTTTGAAATACGCTGCCTCATCTATTGTCTATCTTGGCAAAAGAAAAGAAAAAGACGGCACTGAAGTTGTCGGCAATATTATTCATTGTAAAAATTATAAATCACGTTTAACAAAAGAAAATGCTCAAATTGATGTCAAACTAACATACAAACAAGGACTTGACAAGTATTATGGTCTTATTGATCTTGCTGAAGAGGCAGGTATCTTTAAGAAAGTATCGACAAGATACGAAATGCCAGATGGTTCTAAAGTGTTTGGTAAAAACATTAATGACGATCCAGAAAAATATTTTACAAAAGAGGTATTGGACAAGATAGATGAAATCGCAAAACGAAAATTCAGTTACGGATCAGACGAAGAAGAAAAATAAAGACTACGTTTTTGCTCAAAGAGAAGGTGATGACTATACTTGTATTAAGTTAGTCAAAGGCAAATACAAAAATATAGTTTTTAAATACGGCAAAGTTGGGTTTGCTAAAGAAGAAAAACCTGATGGCACTTTACCTATGAAATTTGAATATGATATTTTACAAAATCCCGATAGTATTAACATTGACAAACAACAATTTATAGATTATATTGGTGATATATTATTAGAATTATTAGAAGAACAATTGAAAACAGGAAAGGCAGTCTTTGAGTAACACCGATAGAATAGAACTAACTATATTAACTAATCTTATTTTTAATGAAGATTATACCAGAAAAGTTTTACCTTTTTTAAAAGATTATTATTTTGCTAAACGAGAAGAAAGAATACTGTTTGGTGAAATTGAAAGTTTTGTTAGTAAATATAAAAACTTACCAACAAAAGAAACTTTACTAATAGAACTTGGTCAAAGAAAAGATATTAATGAACAAGAATTAGGTGGTGTTAAAGATTTACTTAATTCACTTGTATTAGAAGATGTTGATAGTCAGTGGTTGTCTGATACAACAGAAAAGTTTTGTAAAGATAGAGCTGTTCATAATGCTGTATTAGACGGTATTAAAATCTTAGATGGTAAAGATCAAAAGAGAACACCAGAGGCAATACCACATATATTATCTGAGGCACTTGCTGTATCATTTGATAAGAACATAGGGCATGATTATATTGTTGATGCTGAAAACAGATTTGACTGGTATCATACAAAAGAAAAACGATTTAAATTTGATTTAAATTATTTTAATAAGATTACAAAAGGTGGTATACCAAGTAAGACTTTAAATATCGCTTTAGCCGGTACCGGTGTCGGTAAGTCTTTGTTTATGTGTCACGTTGCTTCTTCTTATTTACTTCAAGGATTAAATGTATTGTATATTACTTTAGAAATGGCTGAAGAAAGAATTGCTGAAAGAATTGATGCTAATTTGTTTGATGTAACAATAGATGATTTACACGCTATGCCAAAAGAATTATATAATAGTAAACTAAACAAACTAGAAGGCAAAACAAAAGGTAAATTAATTATTAAAGAATATCCAACTGCTTCTGCTCACTCTGGTCATTTTAGAAGTTTAATGAATGAATTAGCATTAAAGAAAAGTTTTAAACCAGATGTTTTGTTTATTGACTATTTAAATATTTGTGCTAGTAGTAGATTTAAAGGTGGTAATATATCATCATACTTTTATATTAAAGCAATTGCTGAAGAACTTAGAGGTCTTGCTGTTGAACATAATGTACCTATCTTTTCTGCTACACAAACAACCAGAACAGGTTTTGTATCAACTGATATTGGATTAGAAGATACTTCAGAAAGTTTTGGTTTACCAGCGACTGCCGACTTTATGTTTGCCTTAATGTCAAATGAAGAACTAGAGGCACTAGGGCAAATGAAAGTTAAACAGTTAAAGAATAGATATAATGATCCTACAATGAATAAATCTTTTATTCTAGGTGTTGATAGAGCTAAAATGAGATTATATGATGTAGAAAATTCTGCTCAAAATATTGTAGATAGTAACCAAACGGAAGATGTGAAAGCCGATCCTTATGATAAGTTTTCAGATTTTAAATTATAATGCCTAAAAAACAAAAAGTAAAATTTCATAGAGGTGATAGACGACCACGTAGAGATAATGATTATCCAGAACTAAAATATCGTAAACGTATGATTAAAAAAGGCAAAGAAATCTTTTGGCGTGTTACTGAATATCCTACTAAAACTGTTATATCGGAATATTTCTTTGAAGAAGATGCTAAAAAACTTTGTGATTTTCAAAACAAACATCAAGTTTGGCGTTACAATGGTGGCATTCCAAAGTTTTTACATTATAAATAGTTGTGTTGATTTATATGGAAAAAGTGATTATAGTTATGGATAAAATGAGGGAGAAATGTTTAGTTTTAAAGGATTTATTACAAGGGAGAAAAATACTCACCTTGAACATTTAGAAGATGACATCATCAATAGAGGTTCAAAGGGTGGCGACAATGCCATTAACTTTCTTGTATCAGTAAGAAATATGCTTGCCGGTTCATCTGGTAAGAAAGTCAATATGACCGTCAAATGGGACGGCGCACCTGCTATTATATGCGGTGTTAATCCAGAAAACGGCAAATTCTTTGTCGGTACAAAATCAGTATTCAACGTAACTCCTAAAGTCAATTATACAACATCTGATATAAAAAGAAATCATAGTGGCGAATTAGCTAACAAACTTGCTATTGCTTTAACCGAACTATCACGTTTAGGCATTAAAGATGTTTTACAAGGTGACTTTTTATTTTCTCAATCAGATTTAAAAACAGCAAACATAGAGGGTGAAAATATGATTACATTTACACCTAATACTATTACCTATGCTGTGCCTGTTGATTCAGATATAGGTAAAAGAATTGCTAGATCAAAAATGGGTATTGTATTTCACACAAAATATTCAGGTAAAGTATTATCTAAAATGACTGCTAGTTTTGGTACTGTAAAAGGTTCTGCTAGAAATGTGTTTCTTGCTTCTGCTTCATACAAAGATTTATCTGGTTCTGCTAAATTAACTAAATCAGAATTAAGTATGTTTGATGCTAGAATTAGAATGGCACAAGGTTCTTTATCTAAAGCAAAAACTATACTAGATACTATGGCAAAAGAAAATGATAGTCTATCTATTGGTTATAGATTAAAAACATTTTTTAATGCTTATATTAGAAACAGTGATAGTGGTATGGCAAAAGTAAAAAATTTAGTTGATATGTTTTTTGATTACTACGAAAACTTTTTAAAGGCAGAAATAGATGCTAGAAAAACAGAAAGTGGTAAACAAAAGTACAAAGACTTATTAAAAAAGAATATGACTTTTTTAAATAGAAACAGACAATCATTATACTTTGCTATTGCTTCACACGTTACTTTAGGTAATGCGAAGAATTTTTTAATTAGTAAACTATCAGAAATACAAAACATAGGTCACTTTTTACGAACACCAAATGGCTATCGAGTAACAGCACCTGAAGGATTTGTTGCTGTTGATAGAGCTGCTGGTGCTGTTAAGTTAGTTGACAGAATGGAATTTAGTAAAGCTAATTTCAATATTGCTAAAGATTGGGTTAAAGGATAATGGCAAATTTTAGAAAAGATACACAAGTATTTGGACCTTTAGGACACGATAATACTGTTTTTGAAGTACCAATGATTGCCAATAAAAATGGTGAAGTTGTTACTACAGAAAATCCATTTCCAGTTACAATCACACAATCAATAGGTTATTCAAATCGTTCAACTTCTAATGACGCATTTGGTAGATTAAGAGTTTCAAATCCACACACACTTTTTGATTCATCATTAAGATATGGTGACAACACAGAAAAGTGGTCAGAAAGTGAAACAGATAATTCTGGTAACTCTGGTTCAGCTCACAACGCTAATGAAGGTCTAATAGACTTAACTGTTGGTGAATCTTCTGGTGATAGTATAATAAGAGAAACAAAAAGAGTATTCAGTTATCAGCCAGGTAAATCATTATTAGTTTTAAATACTTTTGTTTTTAATTCACCTAAAACTTATCTAAGACAAAGAGTAGGTTATTTCGGTGCTGAAAATGGTGTGTATTTAGAACAAGAAAATAATAGTGTATATATTGTAAAACGAAGTAAAGTATCAGGTTCAATCGTTAATACAAGAATATTACAAGCCAATTGGAATATAGATGCTATGGATGGTGACGGTGTTTCAGGTTATACTTTAGACTTAACAAAAGCACAAATACTTTGGTCAGATTTTGAATGGTTGGGTGTTGGTTCAGTAAGAGTTGGTTTTGTTATCAATGGTCAGTTTATACCAGTACATATCTTTCATCACGCAAATAGTGTTACAACAACTTATATGACAACAGCTACATTACCAATACGATATGAAATTACAAATACAGACGATACAGGTTCAACATCAACATTAAAACAAATTTGTTCTAGTGTAATGAGTGAGGGTGGTTATACTCAAACATCTATATCTCGTTCAGTATCAACAGCATTAACAGGTAAAAATATTTCAGATACAGCAGATACACCTTTAATTAGTATTCGTTTAAGAAGTGGAAGATTAGATGGTGTTGTCATGCCAAAATCAGCAGACTTTTATGGACTACAACAAGCCGCTTTTGCTTATAGAGTGTATAGAAACAATACATTAACAGGTGCGAGTTGGGTATCAGCAGGTACAGATAGTAATGTTGAATATGATTTATCAGCAACAGCACTTACAGGTGGTAACAAAATTATGGAAGGTATTTTTGTAGGTGATAACAAAGGTGGTGCTTCTAAAATATCTTTTGAAGATATGAACAGTCAATTACAATTAACAAGAAGTTTAGGTAATTCAACAGGTGATATATTTACAATTGCGATTAGAGCAACAACAAATAATGATGACGCCGTAGGTGCGTTAAATTGGCAGGAGCATAGTTAATGAAATCATTTAGACAATTTTTAGAAGCTGTTAACGGACCAAAAATAATTATGATAGGCGGACCTGGTGCTGGTAAGTCAACCTATTCAGAAATTATTACTAAGAAATTAAATATACCACATATCTATACAGGTGATATGATGAGAAAACTTGCTAAACAAGATACACCAGACGGTAGAAAAGTAAAAGAGTTATTAGCAAAAGGTGAATTTGCTCCTATTGATATAGTAATGAGATCAGTAAAAGAAAGAGTATCACAATCAGATGCTCAAAACGGTTATGTTTTTGATGGCTTTCCTAGAAACGTAGAACAAGCTAAAAAGATGACTGAAGAAAATATTGAATACGATTATGTTGTAAACTTAGTTGTATCGGAAGAAGAAGTTATTAAAAGATTAACGGCACGTGGTAGAGAAGATGATAAGCCAGAAATTATCAAACAAAGATTAAAAGTTTATGAAAGAGAAACAAGACCATTACTTGATTATTTTAAAGATAATATAATAAATATTAAAGCAGAAGGTGATACACCAGAAAATATAGCAAATAAAATTATAGAGAAAGTTAAATGAAAAAGTTTACAGATTTTAAAATAAGTTTACAAGAAGGTGTTTATGATAAAGGCATCTTAAAAGCATTTTTCTTAGCTGGTGGACCTGGTTCTGGTAAATCTTTTGTAACTAGAAATGCTTTTGCTGGCTCTGGTTTAAAGTTAGTAAATTCAGATAGAGCCTTTGAAAACAATTTAAAAAAGGCAAATCTATCTATGAAAATGCCAGATGAAGAAGCATACTTTAGAGATATGTTAAGAAAGAGAGCTAAGACAACAACTGCTTCAATGATGGATGCTTACTTAAATGGTCGATTAGGTATTGTAGTAGATGGTACTGCTAGAGATTACGATTTAGTTGCTAGTCAACATCAAAATTTAACTGCTTTAGGATATGATAATTATATGATTTTTGTTAACACAAGTTTAGAAGTAGCATTAGAAAGAAATGAAAAAAGAAGTAGAAGTGTGCCAGAATATATTGTAAAGAAAAGTTGGGATACGGTACAATCAAATATCGGCAAATATCAAAGACTATTTGGTACATCTAACTTTATCGTAATTGATAATAATAGAAGTGAACAAGAATTAATAACACAAACTTTAAATAGAGCCAATAAAATCATAGGGCAATATTTAAGAACACCTGTAAAAAATTATATTGGTAAAAGTTGGATTTCAAAAGAATTACAGGCAAGAAAGAGAATGTAATGAGATTTAAAGATTACATAAAAGAAAGTATTATTGATATACCTAGACGTACATATGCGCCAGGTGTATTTGATGATGCTGATACAGATAATCCAAAGATAAAAGATAGTGTTAAGAAATTAATTAACGATCAAATTAAAGTATTTGAAAAAGAATATCCTGTATTACAAAAATCACTTATTGGTTCTATCTTAACTAAAAGATATAGAAATGATGCTGATTTAGATATTAATATTTTATTTGATGTGCCTGTAGAAAAACAAGAAGACGAAAGATTAAGATTATCTAAAAAATATTTGTCATCTGCTAGTCCTGATAGTATTCAAGGTAAAGAAATACCAGGTACAAAACATCCTATTAACTATTATTTTATCACAGACAAAGATACTTACGAAGATCAAAATAAAAAAGCTGATGCTGTATTTGATATAGACACAGATAAGTTTATCAAACGACCTGAAGAATTTGATTTTGATATGAACTTATATTTAAAAGATTTTCAAAAGAAAGTACAAGAGATAGATGTTGTTAAAGGTGAATTAAAAAGAGATATAATTGATTACAATGAATTAAAAGAATTATCACCAAATGAGGTATTAGATTTACAAGATAAAGTTAAAGATAAGTTAGATGAAATAGAAGATAGTATTGAAGACATTATTAAAATAGGTGATACAGTTGATGATGAAAGACGAGCAGCCTTTAATAGAGATATGACACCAGACGAAATTAGAACTTATGGTGTTAAAAACAGATTACCTAAAAATGTTATCTATAAGTTATTAGAAAAATATCATTATATGAAATTTTACAAATACTGTAAAAAGATTTTAGAAGATGGTATTGTTACTGATAAAGAAATAAAAGATTTAGAAGTCCACGAGGCAAAAGGCAAATCTGTTGCCTTTACGTTTGGTCGATTTAATCCACCTACAATTGGACACGAAAAGTTAATTAATAAAGTAGCACAACAACCTACAAACGATTATAAAATTTATTTAAGTAGAAGTGAAGATAGTAAAAAGAATCCTTTATCACCTACTAAAAAGTTATCTTATATGAAGTCAATGTTTCCTAGACACGCTTCAAAGATACAATTAAATCCAACAAATATGGTTTTAGATTTAGCAACAGACTTACATAAAAAAGGTTATACAGATATTACTATGGTTGTTGGTAGTGATAGAGTTAGAGAGTTTGAAGGCATACTTAAAAAATACAATGATGTTAAATCACGTCACGGTTATTATAACTTTGATAGTATAAAAGTTGTATCTGCTGGTGAAAGAGATCCAGACGCTGAAGGTGCTACTGGAATGTCAGCAAGTAAAATGAGAGATGCCGCTTCAAAAGGAGATGTTAAATCATTTTCAAAAGGAGTACCATCAGGATTTAGACAGATTGATAGTTTAATGAAAGATGTAAGAAAAGGAATGAAATTGGCTGCCTCTTATGGTGGTCTTGCTCACGTAGCAGGTGCTAAACCAATTGCTACATTAGAAGAATTTGAACAACAACAAATAAGAGATTTGTATGTAAGAGAAATGATATTTAATATTGGAGATACAGTTGATTACGTGAAAGAAGATATACAAGGTAAAGTTGTTCGAAGATCAACAAATTATATTGTCGTAGAAGACAATAAGAACAATCTACACAAAGCCTGGATATGGGATTGTATTCCTGTAGCAGCCGATAGGGAGGTCGAAGTGAGAGAATTTAATTTAGATGTTGATTATGGATTTGAGGCAGTGTCCTCTATTGATGAAAAGAAAGATGACGGTCATACAAGAAAATTACCACAAGATAAACAAGTTGGTCCTGAGAAAAAAGGAACTCAACCGAAGAAATACTATAAAGACTTATCAAAGTCAACTAAAAAAGCTAGAGCTGATTTCTTTAAAAAACAAGATACTACAAAACCTGGTTATAAACCAGCGCCTGGAGATGAAAAGGCAAAAACTAAACCATCTAAACATACTCAAAAATATAAGAAGATGTTTGGAGAACTAAAAAGAGAATTAGCAGATGCTTGTTGGAAAGGTTATAAACAAGTTGGAATGAAAACAAAGAATGGAAAACAGGTACCTAATTGTGTGCCTGAGGCGTATGAAATTGGAGCTGATTATGCTAATCATACAAAAGAAATTACACCTGGTCAAACGCCAGACGCAAAGCCAGTAGATGCTAAGAAACGTGGCTATCCTACAGACAATGTAAACAAAAAAGACATTGAAGAATGGGCACTTTCAAATGCCGTGATAGATAAATATAAGGAAAGGTACAAAGAAGAATGGCGTGCCAAGTTAGATGAAGTTGTGAAAACAATGATGGAGAAACTGTAATGTTATTGAGTTTTAAAGATTATAAAGACAAAATATCTGAATCAGTACACTATCATATAGAGAACAACATACCTCTAGCACATAACATCTATAGACTTCATAGTGAAGAATTTTATAGATTGTTTAGAGAAGCCAGAGAATTGTACAATGAAGGTGTTTTATCTGATTTAAATGATTGGGACAAACATCTTATCGAAACTGATATTGGTGAGTTTGGTCTTTATGAAAATGAAAAAGTACCACTCGACATACCAATTGAAGAAGATAAAAAAGATCCGCCTTTAAATAAACCAAAAAGAGGTGGACCTAAAAAGTTTTATGTGTTTGTTAAAGACCCAAGCACAGGCAATATTAAAAAAGTCACTTGGGGAGACACAACAGGATTATCAGTTAAACTGAAAGATCCGAAGGCAAGAAAATCTTTTGCTGCTCGTCACAGATGTGACCAACAAAAAGATAAAACAAAGCCTGCTTATTGGGCTTGTAACTTGCCACGATATGCCAAAAGTTTAGGTATGTCAGGCGGAGGTAACTTTTTCTGGTAAATGAAACCTTATATTGATGATATACAATTTGATTTATTTGATGGCAAAAAACATATAAGAACTTTTGATAATAATGTAGATAGTGACGAATTAGTTTGGCATAGAGATGAAAAAAACCGAACTATAAGAGTAATTGAAAGTAACGATTGGAAGTTACAAATGGATAATGAGTTACCCATACCATTATTAATGGGACAAGAGTATGAAATTAAAAAACTAGTGTATCATAGAGTACACAAAGGGAAAGGGAAACTCGTAATAGAGATAAAAGAAGATGACTAAAACTTTAAAAGAATTTAAAAGAGATTTACAAGAGGCAGTGGCTACAAAACAAGATATTCAATATATCGAAGCCAAAACTGCTACTAACAATCACTTTGAAGCAAGAAGATATATTGCTGATAAAATTTTAAAAGA